TGTTAAGTCTAGTATATGCTGTTGACACATTACAACGTAACCGACATTGGCTAGGTCTGTTCCAACTGTCGTTCCAGTTGTATTTCTTATATTACCGGCTCTAATAGGACCGGAAAAAGTAGTAGTACCCATGTTGATCTCCTGTCTGGGTTAAGTCAGTCACATGATGCGACTGTCAGGATTGATAATGTTTTATTTATACACGATGTAAAAACAAAAAGAAAGGGGCTACCGAAGTAACCCCTTCCAAACTGACACCGACGAGTGCGTAGAATCCACTAGTACCCGCCATTAGCCGTTATTCTTAGCCTGCGCCTTGAACACCAAACACACATCTTGGATCACTGAACCCAAAGCTATAACGCTCTCGGGCCTTAAACCGCATGTTTCCTGTATCAAAGTCAGCTTCCATATTAGTGGATAGAGCAGTTCTTTCAAAGTGAATGAACCCTCTAGGAGCATCAGAGATTATGAAGAATGCATCTGGATCGTTTAAGAAGTCGTTGACAGCGTAACCGCCAGGCAACATTCCCATTGATCGAATTGCGTTCGTATCATTATCTGCGGTGCCCACTCGTAAGTTGGAAACCATTAGACGTTCAGCAATAAATTGCGACTGTCTTGGAATGATTAGTTTCATTCCTCGAAGAGCAACTTTTAAGCCTCTTTCATCAACAAACCCTGCAATCTTAATAAGAGCGTCTTCCAAGGAAGTTTCGTTCAAATCAGTTTGAGTTACAGGTGTGTTAGCAAAAGTGTTACCATTAGTCAGCGGGTGTGCAGTGGAACAAAGTGCCACTCCGTCTCCGCCAGCCGAAGCATTACCAGTAAACGCATTGTTTAAAATGGTAGCAGCTTTAACTTGCTTGGTATGAGCCATCGAACGAGCTAGAGCCTTAGTGTAACGACTGCCTAAACGGTCGTACAGGTTGTCCTCTATTGCTTCCTCTGTAATAGAGAACGCAAGTGCGATTGTCTCATTGTTGTAACGAGCACTATATGCTTCATTAGCGTCGTCAAAGTTTACGGCAGAACCTTCTGACTTAATAGGGGCTGCTCCAAAGCCTGACAACATAACTTCTTCTTCGAATGCTCGATCAGAAGATTCTGTTGTAAAGATCTCTGTGTGTTGATTTTCGTATCGAGCGTACTCCATACCGAACAAGGCGTTAAGGCCTGGTTCTAGTTCTTTCGCCAGTTGTGCGCGAGAAATTGCCATCTGTTAGCCTCCTTTACAAGCCTGTGGTCGATGGAGTACCAGCAGCAACCGCACCATTTGGTGAGTTAAAACTGTTATTCAATCGAACGATTACGCCAATACCCGCGTTACCAAAATCTAAATTAGTAGGATCTTCTTGAAATCCCATAATTCTCAAATGTAAAGCAGCCGTGACAGCTATAGTTCCAACTGCAAGCTGTGCAGCGGATATACCAGTAGTAGTAGAACCAGTAGTTCCTAGATGGAAGTTAGCATTGGAAAACACATGAGCCCTTGCAGCAGCTTCGTCTGTCAATTGTGCGTGAGCACTTATAACAAAAGTTTGTACAGGGTTGTCATATACGAAAGCTTTGACTCCATGATTGGAATCTGCGCCAGAACCTGGCCAGTAGTTAGAAAAAATCTTCTCACCAGAAACTGAAGAAACATATTCACAGCCCCAGAAAACCCCTACAAGACCAACTGTACCACCAGCGTTAGCACCGATTATATCGATAACGCCTGCAGCGGTTGGTATTACTGGAGAGCCCTGATAGATAACATTAGTGTTACCATAAGCTATTCTATATTCCGTCATGCCCGTGGTGTTGGCAGCCTGACCGACTATCCCAATCGGACGTAGTCCGAATGCACCATTAGTATTTGCCATTTTAGCAATCCTTTTAAATTAATCGGAGTCTCTCTTTGATCCTCCGAAGGTTACACGACTTTGCCTACTATTACTAATAGGCATCGAAGGATGTTGCTCCTTCATTAAGTCCTGATCTACAGCAACCATTTGTTCGCGGGAACGGAGCCCGTAATACTCGTTTCTTTCGCGGGCTGTCTCTTCAGGTAGACGGCACAGCATTAGCCCTCCTTGACCAATCACTCCTGCATACGCTCCCTCTTCAATAGTGGGAGCCTCATAGTCTGGGTACTCGTCCTTACGAACAGGTTCCCATCCTTCACGAAGCTTAGAGTTGACATTCATCTTGTCATCTTCGCCACGCATAGCAGTTCGGATCCAACGATGCACATAGCCCTCTGGGGGATCTGGAGCATCTAGACGGCTGGGCGGTGCCCAAGGTTTTCTGCGTGAGGATTTCTCACGGGTATCATTCTTACGAGAAGTTCTTTCAGTTGTTTCAGACATTTTTCTCTCCTTAATCTTTTACATACTTTGCGTATTCTTCTAAAGGTACGCCAAGTTTTTTTGCAATCGCAACTTGAGAATGACTTAACTTAACTGACCTGCGCCCCGATTTCGTACTGCGAGATGCGGAAGAACCAGCGGATGCGACCTGGCTACTTCCTCCCGTTTTCTTTGCCGTTTCGAACTTATGAGGGAACTCCCTGCGAAGACGACTATCTATTGCACTATAGTACTCTTCGGTCTGTGGGTCAAACCCTTCTTCTTCTACTAACCCTTGATGGATTGTAAAAGCAGCATTTGTCATAATTTTATCTTCGCCAAACCATTTGTTTTTTTCTGCCCAAGACTGAGCCCTTGGGTCAGCTTTCGGAGGCTGTTGTTGTTGTTGCGGTGAATAGGGCTGCTGTTGCTGTGCCTGTTGCTGTCGTTGCGGAGCAGGCATCTTAGCTTGGTGATCGGCTCGAGCTTTAGCCGTATTATATTGGTTTTGTTGCACTGCAATCTGGGATAAAGCTTGCTGCGCCTCTACTATTTTATCAGTGTCCCCCGCCTCATGGGCTTCTTTTAACACCGCCTTAACTTGTTCTGTTTGAGAGGCTAGCCTACCTCCGTACTCAGAAAGATACCCTGTATCTAGAGCTTTAACTCTTCCTTGTAACTTTTTATTTTCTTCTAGAAGTTTTTGAGAGAGAGTTACAGCTGCTGCTTTGTCTCTTTCTTCGTGCCTAAACTTTTCTGTAAGTTTTTTTATACGAGCTTGCACACCCTTGCTGTACGATTCTAACTCTTGTTCGCCAGATGATTCGGTTTCAACCTCTGGAGGTGTTTCGACAACCGACTCAGTGGAAACGGTTTCTGCTTCCTCGTCGTCAGGTGTTTCCACGATTATTTCTTCTTCTACAAGTTCTTCTTCAGACATACGATGCCCCCTTAAATATGTTTAACGTCATCAGGTTCTAATATGGTTGCGATAACTTCATCATCATTAATGATGCGAACTTCACCGCCCTCAATCTTAAACCGAGATCCAGAATATCGACCAATGCAAACCCATTGACCTTCCTTGCACCACGGCTCTGATCCATACTTTTTGTCCTTATAAGCTAATGGTCCTAGCTTTAAGACATATGCTACCACTGTAGCTACTGACTCACGTTTACGAACTTCTTCTGGAACAAACACACCACCGGCCGTTGTTGCTTTGCCTTGATAAGGCATTACAAGTATCCTCCACCCAGTAGGTTGAGGAACACGTTCAAGTAATGATTTTTCTAGAAGAGAGGGGTCTAATACCAATTCTTTGGTATCAACATACGCTTTGTTCAAAGATTTTTCTTCGTTCATTTTCTGCGCAACGTGGTCAGGAAGATATAAAGTCTTCGACATCGTCTACGTTTCCTTTTTCCAGCAGGGATTTAATTTCTTCTTTAGCGAAAGAGAGTCCCCGTATCTCTCCTACAGACATTTTGTACTGTTCCCAATCTTTAACAGCACCGTTAGAAAGAGCTTCTCCTATATCGGATTGACGCTCTTCTATTTTCTTATATAGATATTTTGCCAAGTCGGCAACATCCATTATAAAATATCCTTATACTCTTCTTGTGATTCGGAAGTTAATGGTCCACCTTCTACCCACTCATCACATGTATTCTCAGTCCTACACGAAAACTTTAAGTGTTGGCAATACCCAGTATCCCCAGATGTGTCCTCTATACATTCAAGGATCTCATCCGTTTGGTTATAGCTCCCGCAAGACCCGCACGTTTCCGCAGTGTTAAATGAAGACCCAGTATTCGGTTCTCTATAACCGTGGTCTTCAATAGCCACATCTTTATTTTTAGTGTTTAGTTCCTCGTCTTGAGTGGGAAGAGGACAGCTAGGCCCGTCGTCATCGTCGCTCAACATCTGATCGACCGGCATACCATCTGGCATAATGCTTATCATAATTGTTGGCATCGTTCTACTCCGTTACTATAATTTCAAAATGTGGGGCATCAATAAAAGGTCTACGCCCCTGTGACCTACGAAGATCTACATATTCATTCATTAAATCTTCGGCGGAACCTTCCCAATCATTCAAGTTCTTATGCCATGCTGCACCCCAACGAATAGTAACTCCGAGTTCTTTCGCTGCTTCCTTCATAGCATCAGCTATCTCATCGTATAAATTAAGCTCCCATCGACCGCCATTAACATAAGCCATCAAATCAACAGCCAAACCCTCCAAGTGTTTACTCTTCATGGTTTGACTAGCTCCTTTAGCGACAAGAATTTCTTGTTCCTCAACCGTCCTCATACCGCATATTACGGAAAAATCTTGTTTAGTCTTGCCAATAGCCAACTCAACAACTCTTTGCATTAGATCCTCAACGCCAGATAACTTCTCTTTGCTACTGTTTCCTAAACTATACATCACTTACCTTCCTTATTTTGCTAGGCCCTTTGCTTTCTCATAGCTCCTCAAACCGCCAATTCCAAGTAACGCTCCAAGGATCGGCAGTAACTCTGTAGTGCGTAATTCCGGCATATCAACTATTGGATACCCTACCGCAGCAAATATAAAAGCTATGAAGGGTTGCAAGATATACGAATAAAATAAGGCTAGAGAACAGCACCAACCGATTGAGGGTCGCCAGCCTCCTTGCCAGAATGATCCAGACTTTGCGTCAGCCAGGTTAATCTGTAACTGTCCCTTGGCTAGTTCCTGTGCATGAGTATCGGCCATTATTGCCAACTCGTGCGCAAGCTGTGACTTTTGATCTTTATCCTCAATAAATTTATCTAGGATACCAGTTACTGGACCAATCAATGAAGTAATTAAACTCATCTGCTTAGTCCAACTTTAGAGCAAAATCATTTATCTTCTTAGCCTTCATAATTTTCTCCAATACTTCCCACTCCTGCGACCCTTTAGGATTGCCATCTTCATCATACTCTTCCCGTTCAATACGGTCGGATTCTTCCATCATCATCTGTTTACTCGCGCCCATGTTGTACTCCTCTTTTAATTCTAAGATCGTCTAAACTCTTTTCTTTCTTCCCCCCATCGTACTCCCAAGCATACCCTCTGTAAACCATCTCTGTATTAATGTTTGTATCCCCGCAAAACAACCAGCCAAGCATCCGACCGTACTTACCGTCCTTCTCCGTCTTAACTCGTAACCCTGAAGCCACCCCATCCGTAAGTCGTCTTGTCAAAAATTCTTTAGCCTCGATCCCCATAGCTTTTTCCTCAAGATCTCTAGTACGAGACTCAGGAGTATCTATCCCTGCTAACCGAACTCTTTCTTTTTTAGTCAGGTCAAAGCCAAGGTCAATTAAGATATCAATGGTATCTCCATCAACTACTTTAATTACTTCTTTTATAGCATACTCATACATCTACATCTCCGGACTTTTTATTCATTTTACTATTATCCATCCTGGTTCAAAAGTTATGGAACTATGGTACGCTAGTAATAATAACACAATAGTCATAAACAACAAGAAATTAGGGGGCATACTTAATTGCGACATACACTAGCCCGGCTCCTCCTGCGCCAGTGATCAGCACAGCAAAAACAGCCCCTAATATATCAAGCATTTTATTTTTAAATTGAAGAGCTTTGTAACGCCCTTCCCGCTCTTCTTTCATCACCGTAGCTCGAATAGCTTGTAACTCATTCCAGCCTTTGAAACCACGGGCTGTGATAATTATGTCGCGCAACTGTGCCTCAAAATCCCTTGCCTTAACCGCGGTTATATAGGTAGTTAGGGCTACTTCACTTGCTGAACCTTTTCCTTTTTTAGCAGAAGCGTGGGTATTCTTTGCGTCATCAATGGCTCCCCACAACTTGCCCAGATCTTTACCCATAGAATGCAGATCTTTACCAGTTTTTATAGCTGTCCGCACAGACGAAAACGCCAAAGCCATAACCGTGATAGGATCCATTGTACTAACCTTTTATTACAAGACTTAACAATAGCACTATAGTTGTGCCTGCGCTTCCAATCAAAACCATTTCAAGCCGTTTTACTCTTCCTAGAATCTCTAACCAACGCTCTTCCGCGACGGCTTTATATGTGTCTAATTCAGCTTTAATCTCGGGGATTCTCATCGTTGCGCGCCCTTACCCTCTTTCTAGTCGTTCTCTTTGTACGTCAATTCTTTCTCTGTTAACCGTGTTTCGATTGTCTGCTATCTCTTCTTGGCTTTCAATTCTAGCAGCATCTGTTGCTGCACGTTGTTGCATTCTTTGCAGATCTATCAACATTTCACCTTGATCGTCTTCTTTCTTGCGCTGTAGATCTTGTTCTTTAACTGCAAGCTCTTTCATACGAATCTGAACAAGAGGATCTTCCATTGGATTGTTGCCTTGGGGCATCAGTTCTGGCATCATCTCTGTTAATAGTTTTTCCATCTGGACGGACATAAGCAGTTCCATTTGAGCAGGATCTTGCATGTCTTCTTGAACTTGTTGGATCTGTTGTTGCGCAGCCACTGGATCTATCTTCCCACTTTCAACAGAAGACTGAACTTGTTGCATTATGGTTTGTATTTCTTCATTCACCATCTTACGAGCCTTTTGAGAAACATGCTCCATTACATGAGCATAAAACGTTCCCATTACCGCAGGAGACGTAGAAACAAGAGGGGTCTTCATAAACATCATGTGCATCCTAATATGCACATCGTGGTTCTGTTCAGGGAAAGTCGTAAGCATTTCGCCCATAAGAGCCCGAGCATTCTCAATAGCAGGGTCAACGGGTTGTGGTTCTGAGGGAGGGGGAAGTATTTCATCAATGTTCTGTACTTCCAACGCTTGGTACATTCTTCTATACGCAGCGGTTAAATTATGTAAGTCTGGGTTAGATTGAGCAAGTTGAAGTTGGGTCTGTGCCAATGTAACTCTTTGCGCCATTGAGAAAATGTTTGGATCACTTACAGGGATCACATCTACACGCCCGTCAAAGTCTTCCGCCTTGATCATACGGTCTCCGCCGTGAACATCATACGGATACTCAGGAGGAAGGTTCTCACCAAATATTCTAGCAAGAATACGGAACTCTGTTTTCTGGGAGTAATGCAACCTCTTATGGATTGCAGACATAACTTTCATGCCTCGTTCCAACATAGCCACTGTGGTGCCCACAGGAGCAGCTGAGTTAGTATCTCCAGTTTGTTGGTCAGCAAGAGACACAAAACGTCTACCGCCGTCCACAAGGGCTCCTAGAAGCTGCGACAGCGTTGCCGAAGGTTCCTTGTATGGGAGCGGAATAATTGCATCCCGTATGTTTCCCCCTGGAGCATCTATGTCCCGCCACTCACCCGGTTGCAACGGCTCGTCATCATTACGAACCCTCACGCCCCTTGCCTTGAACCCCGCTGGAAGATTTGCGAGAGTTCCTGCATCGATTAATTGTCGGAGGATACTCGTCGCTGCACGGCCCAAGCCACCAATCATATGAATTAAACCAAAGCCATAAAACCCTAGGCCGGGCAAAAAACGATAATGAACAAAGTATTGTATCTTTTTGGCGAGATCCGACCCTTCTGTGAAGTTGCGTCGAATAGAAAGAATATGTCCGGATCCTTCGTCCATTGTTACGATGTACGGTATAGCTATTCCTGTAGGTTCTCCTTCTGGAGACATATCCTCAAAACCTTCAAGGTCTACAT